GTTAACTGCGAAAATCAATAGATATGAATCTGAACCTGCAACAGGTGAAGGCAAAAAAGAACTATTTGTTAAAGCAAAAGCACTTGAAGCAGAACGGGATGAGATTCGCAAATCTGGACCTTGGTTAACATTCGCCGGTTCCGGATTTCAGATTTCTATTGTGTTATTATCAGCTAGTATCTTAGCTGTAGCACCTGCGTTATATCTTGCAAGTATTGGTGTTGGCGCATTATCCGCGTTATTAATGAGCCAAGGACTGTGGTTATGGATACCAGTTGTTCTTTGATTAGTATTCCTGAAGTGCGATAAATTCCGCTTCGGGAATTCTAGTCTTACCGTTTTTACTTCCAAGAACAACAACGACTCGCCTGCCGATATCGGTATCAATCATCATAACGATGCAACCACCTGCAGCATTTGTTGTTCCAGTTTTACTCACAATAAAATTGTGTCTCTTTCCAATAATGGGATTAGTATTATTAAAGAAGAACCATTTCTTTTTAATCTGAATTTTTACTTGCGGAGTTTTGCTTGCCTCTACTATTTCATAATAATGACTTGCAGAAAATGCTAATTCTAATAAATCTTTAGCAGTACTAATATTCATTGGACTTAATCCCGAAGCCTCTACAAATTTAGTATTAGGCATATTAAGTGCAATCGCTTTTTCATTCATGTCCCGAATACATTTAGGTTTGCCACCGGGATATTTGTCACATAATAAAATAGCAGATTCATTACTTGATTTAACAAGCGCCAACTGAATATGTTGTTCCCTTGTAAATTTACCGAGTTTTTCTTTTGGATCTTGCCCTGCATCTATTACAACCATTGCAGTCATAAGTTTTGTGATACTGGCAATAGAGCGAGATTCTTCAATATTTTCGCCCTGCATAACTTTCCCTATGCCATCAGCAACAAGCCACGAATGGGCAGTTACTGCCATAGAAAAGGCATTACCTGTTAAGAGCAATGCCGATAATAATATAGACTTCATACGTAATCTTTACTCGATACACGACCCATTATCTTATAATTATTTCCTGCGCCTAGCAAACATGCTATCTCAGTACTATATTCGACTAATGACCATGTCTTTGTGTTATGATTAACTGTTAACACAATTTTATTTGGGAAAGAGTCTTGATCTAATACCATAAGTATTGATTCATTATATTTTTCAAATATTGCGTCAAACATTTCTTTTGTATCCATGCACAAAACAGGTTTGGCGTTTTCTTGTTGACTACACGCAACCGTAGATACGGATAGTAGCAATGATAATATAAATTTTTTCATAATGGTTGCGGACCCCAGAGTCGAACTAGGAACTAAGGATTATGAGTCCTTTGTGATACCATTTCACTAATCCGCGATATTAATTATATATTACCGGCCTTGACCTCGATATGGTTTATGTGATCGTTTTTGAGTTTTATTCATTGACGATGTTTTAGCTTTACCACCTTGGCAAGTCCGTTTTTTAAAATTTGTAACTTTTTTAACGCTCATAATTCTGTTTCCTTAATATCAAGATCAACACATGCATTCAATTTTTTCTTCACACGTCTGTAATATCAGAATCGTCCGGGGCATTCTGTCGGCTCACTGATAAATTGATTAACGCAGTCTCATAGTCCATAATCATTGATTCTGGTAATTCCTCAGACCAAACTACTTTTTCTCTGTTAATATGTACGGTATGATCTTTCGTATACGGCGCATAAGGAAACAATGCAAGTTGCATTTGTCCGCTATCGCTATTTGGATCGCGCGCCATTTGCAACGCAAACGGTTTTACCAATTTATATATTGACGCGTTTAACGTAATATCCGCAACAAGTTCTTCACCCGAAACTAATTTTAAAATTTTAATAGTCATTTTTATTCTCCATATAACATTATAACATCTTTTTTATTTATAATCAATACAATTGGACAACTAGGGCCGAAGCCCTAGTGTTTTTATGAACCCGTTCCAGGATATTTATTCCTGCGGGTAGATAATCGTTGTCGTACTTCATGTACTATTTTAATAAACGCTTTAATAAATTTCATAATAAACCTCTACGCATTAATACTTGCATTCTGGCTTCTAGATCTTTATGATCTACAGAATCTTTCAAATACATATCAATTTCTGATTGATATGATGGAGTAAAGGCTTTTTTAACCCATGACCAAAAGTCTTTAATCGAAGGAATATGAACTCCCTCAAATTCTTTCAAATCATTATTCATTATAGCATCCTATTTTCTACAGGATCTTCTGTAAGTAATTGAGGCTTAGATTTTTTTACAGGCTTTGTGCTTGCTTCAGCATCTTTAACTTCAATTTTCTTTGGCTTCTTATGTTCTGGAATAATTCTTTCCAAACATACTTTAAGCATGCCATTAAACATTTCAGCATCTTTAACTTCAATTTGATCCTCGAGTGCAAATGTACGGGTAAATGCTCTATTAGCAATACCTTTAAACAAGAAGCTTTCTTCTGCATCTGTATTATGTACGTTGCCCTTAATAATCATCTTACCATTATCAAGTTCAATTTCAATATCCTGTCTTGCAAATCCAGCGACTGCAATTTCAATAACATACGTGTTATCGCCGGTTTTCTTAATATTGTAAGGTGGATAATTAGGAATGCTCTTTGTTAGATCATCATGAATCTTTGCCATCTTATTAAATTGATCGTCAAAGCCTACATATAATTTATCAAAGTCTTTGAACATATCACGCCCAAATACATCTTTAACAAATGTCATTTTGATTCTCCTTTTTTATTTGTTATACCACTAATTGTATTTGCAACTGTTTCTGAAGCAATATTCATTACATCGGTTGAAGTCTTAGCGACTTGCTTTGTAAAAACACGTTGTGCTTCTACAAAATCAACTAGGGGTTTTCGAAGGGAATCTTCCTTGACTGTTTGTTTGAGGAAGTTGATTTTGGCGTCTTGAATTGAATCGATAGCCATGTTTGCGTAAAACATATAGTTCTCCTATTAAGCGAGTTTTAAAATTTGCTACCCCGAAGGCATAGCGTTAATCCTGCTTACTGACTACAGGGGTACCATACGTTGTACCAGCTTTAGACGTTCCCAAGGTAGTGGGACTAATTCTATAGACGTTCCCATCCCGGGGATATAATTATTTATACAGATTATTGGTCTGTACTTTGTTTTTTCTTGCCAATATTATATTTTGTTTGCAAAGACCATTCATTTTTATCTTTAAATGCAATTACTTTGATCTGCGATAGTGGCGCCAAATCAGTAAATTTCTCTGGATTAATGATCTGTACTAAACCCCAATCTATTAGCAGTTTAGCAATTGTGTTACGTCTCTGTAAATCGTTTTCAGTTAGATCTGCAGATTTGCCATCTAACGCAAATAATTCTTTAAAGTGTACAATGAAATATCTACCCTGCTTATGCAGAATATGACATGATTGATACAGTACTTTATCTTTTCTAGATGCTACACCGATACGTGTAAGTGTTTCCCTGACCTTCAAAAAATCGTCAGGTTGTACCAAGGTTACTTCTAGTGGAGTGTATCCCGGATAATCAATGTGAAAAATATCTTCAGCCATTACGACCACCTTTTATTAGTTTTGTTCTTAAATAATCTAATTTTGAGTCGTCAAAGAGTGGGAGTACTTGGCGGGCTTTTTCTGTGCTATATCCATAGTATTCTTTAATTACTTCGATCGATTCAAGTTTGTCCGCTTTGATCCATTTGTTGAATCTTTTACGGGGCCTAATAGTATTTATAAGAAACGAAAACTGCATCTTTTTCTCAAGATGCGGGCGGGAATTCATCTCATTTGCGGGGATTACTGTGTCGTGTCCGTAAGATAGTCCTTTATTAATAATAAACGGGTTATATTGTTTCTCAGACCAATCATCTACAATAAGGTTATCTTTACTGTAATGAATAGCATTAATGAAATCGAAGGGTGAAATTGCAGGAGCCTTATATGGAACTTCTGCTGGTTTTTCTACAGGGGTTCCAAATAAACTCATAATACCATCCTTACCAATCCAACAGAATCAATAGTTACCAATAGCATGTAGTTAGCCAGCATGCCAAAAGATTTGCGAGTCCAAGCAGCCCAAGCGTAGAGACCACAGCCGACAATCCAAATAGGGTAAAGATATAGTAGGGGAGGATTTGGGACTGTGAGAGCCATGGTAATAGAACACCCAATACTAATAGCCCAAGCAAGCAACTCAACGCAAAAACGAAACCTATTACTAGCAAAGTCATCTTTAATCCAATCAAATGTGGGTCTTAATAATTCAATCATTTAAATTCCACAGATGCCATAATTTCAGTCAAACACGCTACAAGATTAATTTCTTGATCTGCACAAAATGCTGATTTATACTGATAATCTGCAAGTAATAAAACAAGCTGAGGGACTTGTACTACGCTATCGCTTAATGTATCATAGAACTTTCTAAACAACGTCTGTGGATCATTGTCAATATTATTAACAACCCAAGTACGCATCTTCTTCCAGTCTTTATCTTTAAGCGCAGCTGTAAGTTCCTGCATATTGATTTCACCCATGTTAACAAGGATGCCTTCATCAATATTGCCCGAAGAACTATAACGCTGTAATTCATTTAGAATACGACGATAATCAGGGAAATGTTTTTCAATTACTTTAGCAATTACCTTATCGTCAGCTTTAACATTCTCATGCTTAAGAATCTCAAGAACACGTTTAAAGAATGCAGCTGCAATTCTTGGCTTCTCAGACTTAGGCAATTTAAATTCAACTACCGCAGTTCTAGAATGAAGCGGAGGAATAATACGATTCTTAAAGTTACAAGTAAAAATGAATCTGCAATTCGATGAGAACTCTTCCATAAATGCCCGAAGAGCAGGTTGAGTAGAATTGGGATTCAAATAATCAGCTTCGTCTAGAATAACAACCTTCGGCTTACCACTGAATGATACAGTAGAAGCAAACTGTTTAATCTTTGTACGAAGAACATCAATACCAGATTCTTCTGAACCGTTAATGATGATATAGTCTGTTTGTAATTCTTCACATAATGCTCGGGCAATAGTGGTCTTGCCCATGCCTGCGCCACCGCACAATAGCATATTTTGAATCTCTCCTTTAGAGAGCATTTCCTGAAAGATCTTCTTTTGATCTGCAGGAAGAATACAATCGGCTAATGTGCGAGGGCGATACTTCTCAACCCACAAAAACTCTTGTTCACGAATATCCATAATAACTCCATAATATTAATTGTTTTTCCAGTCCCACCCAAAAAAGATTTTAGACATCTGACGATGTAACCAATTTGGCTTATTTTTATTATGCATCTGCAAGCCTTCACCTACTTTCCAATAACCAACTGAGTTATTGGATGGATTAAACTGAATGGTGTTCGGCACTATCCAAGCAGTAGTAGTCCCGTTACTGGCTAAAAAATTACCGGTAGTCATATTACCAGTAGTCCACATTTTAGGTGTATTGCAATCTGCATAATCTAAGTCTAACGGAATCTGTTCCGTCAGGGGATAGAAATATGTTAGTTCAAGTTGTTGCATTATACAACAGAATCAGGTTCCATTGCGATAAAATATTCCAATGCTTTTGTAGCATGTTGGAAGTGGAACAATTTCTTTTTAGATACTGTTACTGTATAAGCATCAGGGACAATTTTAAAATTGTCTACAGACATATGGCATTCAAATGATTCGTCACTTGCGCCAATTGTTTTCTTATAAGTATTTGCAGTATCGTTTTTCTTATCACCTATAGTCAATACAACTGTACCGTCTTTAGCAGTAACAGAGATTGTAGGGGCTGCTGTAATGTTAGCTGCCTTCATAATCATGTTAACATCTTCTGAGGATAGTTGGAATTGAAAGTGATTATCAATCTCAATAGATTTATCAGGAGCAGCAACAATTACGTTTGCGTTAGAATAGAAGTACTCAAACTTACCATTGTTCTTAGAGATAGTCAATGACTTCTCACCAAACTCAACATCTTGATTTTCCATCAATGTTAACAATGCTAACAAAGAGTTTAAATCATACACAGCAACCTCAACTGGGAAGTCTTCTGCTACTGTTGCCTTCGCAAAGATGTTCTTTGCTGTGCTGATTGTAGATAAAGTCTTACCTTTACGAATTAGAATATTGCTGTTAACTGCAGCAAAGTTCTTCAAGAGTTGGATTGTTTCATTACTAATTTGCATAATATTTTTCCTTTAAACTGGATGATGTGGCACAAAATTTTCAATTGGTTCACGATGTGCCACGGGTTCTTCAACTTCAATGTCATGTACATATAAAAGCATCAATGCATAGTGTAACACCTTTAGTAGGTCTTGTCTATTCCTTCCTGCTTTTTTTCCGTACCTTTGAACATATTTCATGACATTTCCTGCGGTGAATCCTACACCGTGTCCATTGTCAATAATGAATTCGGTTGCCTGAAACCGATTCATTGAGTAGTGTTGACCATATGTTGAGTCAATATATTGTTGGAACTCCTTAATAAGTTCGCCTTCATTGTATTTGTAGTCTACTTTCGCCATGGGAAAACTCCATTATATTTTTGTTTCATTATGTCATTACCTCGTAAAAAGAACTGGCCTTGAACCGAATCAGATCTATTGCCTGCTCTATAATTTACTGTGTACTTTCCTGTAACCTCACATGCTATTATATTATCTTTTAGTGTATATGTCAATGCTCTATCGACTTCAGGTTGATCGTCTGGATGTCTTGCACGTCTATACCAAATCGGACTTAATTGAAGCGCAAGTGGTTTTGTGAAAAAGAAACAGTTAACATCTACAAAATAATCATTAATAACTGATTCCCAATTACATAGACTTTCGCAATCGTCATTACAAATGAACTTACCTTCACTATCTACAATTTTACGTAATGTGGCCGCCCATTGATTATCTTTTACAGTATCAAGTAACGATTGCACATGTTCTGGCTCTATCCAGTTATCTTCATCAAGGTAACCAATGTAATCACCTTTTGCAATATGTGTAAATCCGCCATATATTCGATGTCCATTATATTGTTCTTTACCTGTAGCATATGGTAAAACAACTAAATCAACATTAGTAATATCTATTTCATTTAGAATATTCATTACTTTATCTAAATGTTCTTTTCCGTCAACAACTAAAAGATGTTGAACATCTTTATATGTTTGTTTTTGAACCGATTTAATATTTTCCTTTAAATAATTAGAACCGGTTGTTGCGGTTATAATTGTCACATTTGTCATATTTACGCCTTATAATTTTGCAGGAAATAATTTAAATCTTCGGGTGTGCCAATGCCCCACATATTTTTAATATTCTTTACTCTAATTTTTTTATTATCTAGAATTGCTTCATTAAATACTGGACAAACATAGAATTCGTTATTTGTTCTAATATTCTTTTCTATCATTTGGTTGGCATATTTAACATAGTCGTTTCCATGTTTCCAATAATAAACACCCACAGTCGCATCGTCACTAATAACTTTTTTCTCTGCTACTTCTTTTACAAATCCGTCGTCGCCTAATGCAGCATAACTCCACTTAGGATGACTTGCCTTGAATGTTAAAATGCCGGCATCAATTGAATCTGCACCAAACGCATACATGCATGAATTAGAATCCCATTCTATAAATTGATCGCTATTCGCAATCAATAAAGAATTGTCATTGTCGATAAATTCTTTTGCCAGCAATGTCGTACATGCTGCACCTTCAGTAAGTCCTTCAACTTGAACTATACTGCAATTAGGCGCAATTAAGTTCAATAGATATTTTAAATTATATTTCTCATAATGTTCTTTTTGTACTATGAAGATATAATTAGCTTCTATGTTTAAATTGTTAACAACAACTTGAATCATAGGTTTACCATTAACTTCAATTAATGGTTTTGGAAATGTGTAACCTGCAGATGCAAATCTAGATCCTGCGCCTGCCATTGGAATTAAAACATTCAATTTATTATCACGCCAAGGAATTTTTGGGCTATTATTTAATCCATTTAGTAACATTAGTTCTTTCCTTATTTTTTCAATAGTTAAATCATTACAATCTTCAACCGGTAATAAATGTGCTCCGCTAGATATTGCGCCTGCTCTTCCTATGTGACTATCCTCAATTATTAAAGTCTCTTTTGCGGTGTGTCCCATTGCTGTCATGCATTTCCAATACATCTCAGGGAATGGCTTTGGTCTTTTAACATCTTCATTACTAACATAGTAATCTACATATTCAAGTATACCAATTTTCAATAATGATAGCTTTACAGTTTCCCTAATACTATTACTAGCAATACAAATCTTATAACCAATTTGTTTTAATTCTTCAAATATAGAAATTAATTTTTGATCGTAAGTAAATTCTTTAAATGCGTCAATAGTTGCAGATTGTTTATTTTGCCATACCGCATTAAATTCGGATTTAGGTAATCCTTTTTCAGTATGTAGCAATTCTAATTTTGCAGTAGTATTCAACCCATCATATCTACTTAAGTGTTCTTCTCTTGTAATTATATACTTAGGATCAATTTTATCCAATGCAGCATTCAAAGCATCATAATGAAGTTCTCTGCTATCTATTAGAACTCCATCTAAATCAAAAATTATTAGTTTAATCATAGTCTGTTAGGTAAATAAAAATCTATTGCGTTTAATGAAACAGGCGTTTTTCTTTCTAAAGGTGCATGCCGCATTATATTGTTGTAGTATTGAATAAAACAATTTTCGGGGGAATGGTAATTTTCGTAAGCGTTTAAACTTCGATGTCCCCATTCCATCCACCGGTTCTCATCCAAAAGCCATTCTATTTTTTCTTTTAAATCTGAGCAATCTAAATTATATTCAACATATTCTTCAAAGAACATATGGTCTTTAGATGTACTATCTAAAGGCAATTTAGGTTGTAACAATGCTGCACCTGCGCTTGCCGCTTCCCAAATTCTCCAACTGTCATAACTATTTCCAGGATAGTTTATTACAATCTTTGATCTATTTAAAATATCCATTGTTTGAGGTATATTACGTTCATGTGAATATTTTACTGCCCAATTTATATTTAATTGTTTTTGTACTTCAACCAATTTCTCTACAAAGTAATTTCGTCTAATATTTGTAGGGGCACCAATGAAACAAACATCTATATCTTTTTCCCGATTTAACATATCATTAACTGACGGTATCGGAAAATGCATAGGGTATATAGGACAATTATAATATCTATTCGTATTCTGTGTCAATTCTCTGTGCATAATTAAATCGGGAGATCTTGAAAACCATTGGTTAATATTTTCCGAATCGGTATCGTCATGCTGAATAAAAAAACTATTTTTAAGAGAAGTTTCCAATAAATTATTAATTATTGGTATCTCACGAGGACCGTGTAAATAAGCAAACACAACCTTATATTCGCAATCTGGAACAAAAGATTTTAATTCTTCTTCACCGATAAAATCGCAAGTGTATCCTGTATTTTCTAGTGATTTAAAAATGTATGTGCTATTAGGTACCCAATGGTAATTTAAAAATAAAATATCTTTCATATAATCTTATAACTTATATTGCCGTCATTAATATGTTCTACAGGTTCATTGTAATGGTGCATATAAAATTTTAAGAAATATTCACCATGGGTGGGATCTACATTATGTATGTCGTATACTGCTTGCATGTGTTCATAAAAAGTACAATATTTTTTCATTATACTTTGATTGCCAAAAGCTAGATGATCTACAAAATCCCAAGCTCCCGAATCGTGATTAGGTAAAATTAATTTATCACTTTCGTATAATTTTATATTGGTTAATTCTATATCTAATCTATTTCTTAGAATGACATCATATTCTCCTCTAATAGATTTAAATCCTTCGTTTACAATGTACCACTGATCTTTTAATCTATTAGCCCAATATTCTCCATGTTCAATTGCTCGTTGATTTGTTATCATCACATCGCCCCAACGACCATTAGGTACAAATGATATTCTATTAATATTATAGTTATTTATATCAATTATAGTGCAGTCTTTTAGATTAGTAATATTGCTAAAGTTGTCACGTGTTATAACAGTTGTTTGAATACCTTTTCCAATGCGGGCATCACTATAATTCCATGTAGCCACATACACATCCGCATCATATCTTTTTATTATATCGTTTATATTGTGTTTTATAGAGTCAAATGTTCTATAAAATCCAGTTAATAAGATTGCGACTCGCATAGTACTTTATATTCTTTTTGATATTGCTCTTCGGTAAAATAGCATTCTAATTTTTCTGGTTGAAAAGACCAGTTTAAATTTACAGACTTTGCAGTAGATATAGTATTTATAATTTCAAAGTTATCAATTAATGCATTCATTGCTAAGTGATCTAAATTAGGCCAATCGTATATAGATAAATTATTATCCCAATGTTTTTTAAGTACAAGTCTAAACCACAAATTTTCTGTGCAGATTTCGCCTCTGTTTCGTTGCTCATTTATTACTGAATAATCTAAATCTTGTATATCTAAACACACATCTCCCATACGCATCATATCTTCTTTAGTTCCTACATGGAACCAATCGCCTGGTCTATAGGTTGAAATATCAATTTCTGCTCCAGGTCGAATTGTCATCATATTGCCTATTAACAATTTTTCATTAAATGCGCTTACATTTTCTTTTGTCTTTTTAGGAAATTTATTTCTTAATTCAAAAAGATCTTTAAAATGTAACATATCTGTTCTGGTAACCATAACTTCATTACCAGAAACATTATTAACACCATTATAAAAACTCATTACCTGACGCATTAGTTGTTGTACTGGGCCTTCTCCTGGGTCATCACAATACACAATTTTATCTATACCTGTTAAAGTATCTGCTACACCTAATTGATCTGTCCATGTACTAAGTATAAGTTCTCCGTCATGCCAAGTTCTAATACTATCAATAGACTGTTGCGCATAAATTTCGGGGCGTTTTGAAGATGCAATACTACCTCTTAATACTACAGATCTCATACAAGGTTTCCTACATAATCGCTACATATACCATAACAGTTATATTCTTTCACACCCTCTAATGAAGGATTATCCCATTCAGGCATGACACAAATACTATGAGGTGTTAATTCTTTTCCGGGATATGCCCAAATAAATTTATGACTTGTTAAAGTATAATCATCATTCTGATGCCAAAAATAATTTAGTTCTGTACGGATTAACCAATTTAGAGCTTCAAGATTTTTTGCGTGTATCCATAATTTAGGATTTTCAATAAAATCCGGTGTGACATTATATTGAGGACCATCGTGTCCTAGATAAAGTCGATTATCAAACATCCAAAGATCAACTTCGCAATCATACCCAAGATTCAAGGTTGACTTTAAATTATGCGGTTGATTTTCTAACTTTTTATTAGGTCCATTAATTAACCCTCTATGTGCAATTAATTTCATTTTTTTAGACGATCTATATAGTACTCGTTATCATTTATCATACGTGTTTCCAATCATTTACCAAATAAAATTTACTGCCTCTACCTACATCATGATAGTATAATTTTTCAGCATTTAGATCAAGACTATCTGCTAAGTGTATAACACTGCTATCTATACAATGTAGTTCTTTTGCGTTTTTAATTACATCTACCCAATCTAATATTGTATCAGTTAGGCCCGATTCAATATAATATATTGGTAAATCTGTTTTTATGTCTAAAACATATTGTTGAGGGCTGCCTTGGCAGTGAACTAAACAATAATCTTTATCTTTAATAAATTTAGAAAAGAATTGTTTACTACCAGATTCATCTAAAGGCAATTTAAATTTAGTCCATCGCTCTTCAAATTCTATACCGGCAGTACTATAAAATTCAAAATCGAAATAACCGGATCCGCCTCCAGTATAAATTATATTAAGGTGTACAATATCTTTAAGATAATTTGCGACAAATTGTTGCTCTTGCTCATATGTTTCATACGGAATAGATACGGGTATTACAATATCAGAATCCTCATATAATTTTTTAACCGTCGGTAGATTAACATCTTTAACCATAAGGTATAGTTTATCCACCTCATATTTTTCTATAATGCCATACACCAAACCATTACATACAATATGGTCACCTAAACCTAAATGGTGATGTAATACTAATTCTTTAAATTTTTCCATCGTATACGGGCTCATCGTTTTCTGTATATGTTTGACCTATGAAATTGTTATTCTCAAAATCATAGGTTTCTTTCATCCAATCTACTTCTTTAACACCATAGATTGCCGCTTGATCTAGTATCCTCGGCCAGACTAGATCTCGTAAATAAATTTGGTCAACCAAATATTGTTTAGTGAAAATATATGCTTGCATTGCATCTTTAAGATCGATCGGCATAACTATATTCTTCTTACCCCACATTCCTGCAAGTATAGGGAAGTCATAATGATTTGCGTGATCTTTTATAATCATATAATTATAATCGGTTTCAAGCCAGTTGTCAATAAGTATTTTTTCCCTAAAACTCAATCTTGAATCTGTATCTCTTGACAATATAACCCCCGGAGTATCAAACATCATTTCAAATCTCCAGAATGCACCGAAACTATTATCGGTTACTTCTTTTACTGTTGTGTTTTTAAATGTTGATAATTTAACGATTGTTTCCTTGGGTACGGATAAATCATAGTAAAATACACATTTCCAATCAGGAAATATTTCTTCGGCAAGTTCAGCATTTCGAATTGCCCCTTGAAGATATTTTGGGTTGTTACCCCATAAACTAAATGTGAAATATTTGTTTACCATACGAAATTATCTTTATAGTATTTTACAATTTCTTTTAACTTAATATCAAAGTTTGCTACAGGTTTCCATCCTAGAGCTTTCAATTTAGAATCATCTATTGCATATCTAACATCTTGGCCTTGTCTTTTCTCAGAAAAATCCATATAATTTAAATAGTCGGATTTGTTAATACCATATGCGTTTAATATTTTGTTAGCTACAATTATATTTTGTTCCTCATAGTTGCCCGAAATATTATAGATTTCATTTACGATACCTGATTCAATAATTTTCAATACTGCATTTGCGGTATCAGATACGTGTAACCAAGTTCTTCTAGGTAAACCGTTATCATGCATTAGAATAGGTCTACCTAAAGATAAATTCTTAATTGCTTTGGGAATGAACTTCTCAACATATTGGCCTGTTCCATAATTATTAGTTGGTCTAACAATCACATAAGGAACATCATATGTTCTTGCCCATGCTGTTACTAACATATCAGCTGCTGCTTTTGTTGCTGAATATGGATTGCTTGGTTTTAGTAAATCTGTTTCAGAATGAAATCCATCTACAATATCGCCGTACACTTCATCGGTACTGAAGTGTAGTAATATTGGTCTACGAGCTTTTGGTATAGCTTTAATTAGTTCTAGTATTTTATGAACACCGTTGATGTTGCTTCTTAAGAAAACATCTGAACTAACAATGCTATTATCGACGTGTGTCTCGGCTGCGGTATTAATAAAATAATCGCAATCATGAAGACGGTCTAGATCATTAATATCCAATTCTAAAAATTTGAATCTAGGATATTTTAATAAGTCTGGAAGTAAATTTAGATTGCTCGCGTATGTTTTACTATCTATTCCTAAAACATGATACCCCGCATCTAAACACTTTTTGGTTATATGATAACCTATAAATCCAATGCACCCTGTAACATAAACAACTTTAGTCATTATAAACTTTCAATCCATGTCCAATGCCATACAACTTTAATCCTCCGAACTCTTCTAAAGTACTGATATCAACTGGATGGCCTGTATATTTTTCATCACTTGTAGATTCAACTACAAATCTTTTCTCTATATTATTTATATCGCAGTACATCCCCAAAAATTCACTTAGGGTAATTTTGTTCCGATATACACAATCTATATCATTACCTACTAACCAATCGCTAGTGCCATAGTTATTCAATGAATAATCAATAACATTGTATAAATCTTGTACTGAAAAATAGTCGAATTCGCGATCATTCTTTATTTTAAATTCGCCTTCGGTTGCATTGTATTGTTTTAACAATCTATGCGAGGGTTCGCCTCCACCAAAACATCCATATATTCGTAGTGTCAAATATTTAGGACCGAAACATAAGTTATTAATTAATCGTTTGGAAAACGTATACGCATTTCTTGCATTAGTTTTTTCAATGCCCGAACCAAAATTTATATAGAACTTAAATTTATCTTCATTGGTATAGAAGTTATAAAACATTGATATGTTCTTACCAACATTTTGCGAATTATTTTCATGTAGTTCTGTTTTGCCGCCAAACGTTAAGCAATTAATAATAACATCTGGTCGAATAAGATCTAATAATGTAGTAACCGTTTGATTATCTAATATGTCAATTTCATTTTTATAGATAGGGATTACTTCATGCTGTTTACCTAATAAGGGAACTATATACGAACCAATAAATCCGCCCGCTCCTATTACCAACACTTTACTCATAGATTAATAACCATTTCTTGTTGCATTTCCTCATCACTTAAAAACGGAGCCATATCATGTAGACCACATTGCTTGCCATCTTTCAATGCTTGTGCCGGCAAAATTTCTTGTTCGGATAAACACATACAATCTATAATCATTGGACCTTCTATTGAAAGCAATTCTTTAAATTTATCTAGATCATTTGCAAGTCTAGCAGAATGATATTCAATTCCAAATGCAGTTGCAATGTTTTTAAATGAAGGGAACCAAAGTCCTGTTTCTGAACTTGTACCAAATACTCTACCGTCAAAATATTTTGTCTGAGTATTTTTAATACTTAGATATCCATCATTATTTAAAATAATAAATTTAATATTAAGATTATGTTGTTTTACAACCGCAAGTTCTTGAATATTGCTCATAAAGCTGCCATCACCAGTAATAGCAATAACAGGTTGTTTACTTGCTAAACTAACTCCAATTGCCCCAGGCAAGGCCCAGCCCATATCAGCTTGTGCTGGGCTAAAAATAAGTCGTTGGCCTTTTTTAGGTGTAAGTGCAACTGGGCCAGCATAACTAATACTTCCGGCATCGCCCATAATAGTATCTTCAGCTTTACAATGTTTATTTACTGCATCAAGTACTGCATAGAGGTTTAATTTATAATCATCATTATTTGCCCTATACTCATTTTGCATCGTAGGCCACTTATGTTTCCACCATGCACATTTTTCAATCCATTCTTGTCGTGTCATATCATTGCTCCAAAAAATTCATTCAATGAAGTGTTATATGCTTCGTCTATATGAACAATATTTTTATTATATTCGTCTGCGTCAATGTCAATCATAATCTTATAGCTTTTAGGACTAAACTGTTTAGGATCATATCCAATAACACTACTCCCTAAGCTGCTTCCTAAAATTAATAATAGATCAGCATTCTGCATTGCAAAGTTCCCAGCACGGCTACCTTTAATTCCAATTGCTCCTACATTCAAAGGATGATAGAAATCATTATAATCTCTAGCGCCATATGTACTGACATATGGGATTTTATATTGGTCAATAAACTGATTAAATTTATCTACAGTATCTGATTGCCTAATGCCATATCCTGCAACTACAATAGGTCTTTGAGATTTTTCAATTGATTGTTTAATGTGAGAAACATCGATAGGATGTTTTCGTTTATCAATTTCAAACTCTACATATTCTTTCGGCATTTGTGCGGTTTGAACATCGCTTGGAATGTCTAGCCAAACGGGACCTGGTCTATCACTCTTAGCAATATGGATAGCCAATTGTAGCATAAAAGGAACATCTTCGGGTCTAGTAATAAATTTACTAAACTTTGTCATTGACTTATATGTCTCGACAATGTTATGTTCCTGAATACCATATTTACGAATGTTTAAATTTTTAGTATCGTTAATAACACTTGAACAAGCAGCCGTCTTTACGTTACCCGAAATGAATATTACAGGTGTAGAATCTTGCCAAGCATTTAATACAGATGTGGCGCAATTTGTGCCAGCACATCCTGTTGTAGGATTAACAACAGCAATGTTTCCAGTAAATTTTGATTCGCCTATTGCAGCATGGCCGGCGCCTTGTTCATGGTGATAGCAAATATAGTCAATATTTCCTTGTTTAATAAACCCATCATTAAGACCACTTGCACCTCCGCCCATAAGACCATGGACACGAGTGACACCTATACCATACAAATAATTAGCAATCCAGTCACAAACACGCATATCAACCCCCAAACAAACTCATAAAACTATCTACTACTTCGCCGATATATTTAATTTGCTCAGGAGTAATGACGGGACTTGTACCATGGAAATAAGTATTAGTCATTGTCATTGTAGCAACAGGGAAGTTATCTCTTGCATCTGCAGGATTCATTAAATGCGAATACGCAGGCTGTAACATAATATTGCCAGCAAAATATGGTCGTGTCTGAATTAAATTCTCTTCTAAATAATCTACAATGTCACTTCTTTTAAAAGGAGAACCTGCACGAATCGTTAATGGGAATGCGAACCAGCTTGGGTCTGAGTATTCTTGTGCTCTTGGTAAATGGAAATACTCCTCGTACTTGCTGTAGATATCAAAAAGCAAACTATAATTACGGCGACGTAAGGCATGAATAGTGTCCAGTTTCTCTAATTGAACTAGCCCCAT